CCTGCATCAACACCAGCTTTTAATATCATAGCAGGATTTATATTGTCTGTTGCAGGACGAGGACCAGCTAAAGCCATCATATTTAAACCAGCATCTAATAACCCTCTACCTCTAGCTTTTCTTACAGTATCAATACCAAGAAGATTAGCCATTTGATTATTTTCTAAAGTCGGCATCATCATATTTAAAACTTTATTCATTGCATCTGCCATTTAAAATGCACCCAATCCGCCTAGTAAAGCACCACCCATTAAGTATGGATTAGCCGAACCTGTTGCATTAATCATATCGTAAATACCAGCACCACTAGAAGCACCACCAAGTAAACCCATAATAGGATTTTTTGTCATTGGTGTTATTGTCGATTGTGATGTTCCAAAAGGACCACCAACACTAGCCTGATACTCTCGAAGTTTTTCGTATGGTTTACGTTGTTCGAATTCAAATCGTTTCATCGCATCACCAAGTTGTCTTTCTGCTAATTCTTCTCTTGCCCCACCTACAGTTTGTAATTTAGCTATATCGTTGTAATCCATTTCACCAAGTTGCGGTGCCCTCATTGACATAGAGTCCATAACAGCACGTTCTCTGTTATAGTTATCAGCATACACTTGATTAGCTAAGTTACCTAAAGAGTCTGCTACCATTCCAGTATGTGCAGGGGAACCATAACGTCCAGCTTGTGAAACGTTGGAGTTAACGCCTGCGGTTACTTTATCCGACATTGTGTTAAATAAATTATTTAAATACGGGTTTGTTGATGGATTAAGAAAAGCACCACTCATTACATTGTCTGCGTAAGTTTGTGATTTATTAAGTAATGGATTGCCTTGTGTTGCTCTTGCTTTTGCTAATTGTAACGCTGTCTCTGTTTCATTGGCAAAAGGAACATAAGTTTGATTTGGGTAATAATTAGGTACATCAGAATTAAATAATTCTTCCGCGCGTTGAAATCCTTTTTCTAAATACGGTGCTTGTGTTTGCCAAGGTTCCGTAATTGTTTGTGTTGTTTGCGTTCCTGCACTTTTACTCATTTTAATTCCTTTGTCATAACAATATGTTTAGCTTCATAATCCTTTAATTTTTTTATCCATCCTTTACGTCCGACTAATTCGATACGTTTACAATTATTTTCTTTGGCCCAATCTTCTACTTGTGATGTCATTTGATTTAACCATTTTTTCATATTAGAACCACCAGCTAAGAACCAGCGACATACTTTAAATTTAGGATACTCTATTATTTGCGTTAGAACGGCCGACTCTACTTTATGTGTCCAGCTTATCCATAACTGCATATCTTTTTGTAAGATACCGTCTAATAAGTTTTGACCATTATACGAAAAGTCATCATACATGACCGCTTTCAATAATAACGGTTCTACTTGCCCCCATATAATATGAACATTCTTAGGAGGAACATAAGAAATTATTCTATCCGATGATGATGTATTTGTACGTTCTATCTGTTTGACCATTGTTTGCATGCGTTAGTGTTGCGGTTTGTTTTCCTTGTGCGGACACATACAAGCTAGTTATTCCTGCCGACGCGTTTGACGTTGTTGGCATAAATACAATAACACTATCACCACCTAAACGTTTATCATTTAACGTTGTTGTCGTTGTTGACGCGGTTAAAGTTATTGAGCCTGTACTATTTAATTTTCCATCTAAGGAGTTGTTTGTAACAATGGCTATTTGTCGTCGATGTTCTTCTGCTACTGGATTAGATAACGGTACAGCCTGAAATTGGCCAGCCATTATCGTTTTCCTTCGGGTCTTGCTTCGACATCAACACCCTGCATATTCGTAAAGTTTCCATTTACGATAACTCTTAATCGGTGATACCTTGAATTAGTTCGTAAAGGACAATCACCAGATGCTTTTACGGTTACGGCACTTCCTGTAGTTAAACTATCTGCTTGGGAGGAACGAGAGATTGGCGTAACTGTTATTGTCGTGTTTTCTCCGTTCGCGTCAACAATTGGACGTGCGTTAATTAACGTTGATCTTTTTCCTTCAGCACCTTCAAACTCCGTTGTATCGACGGTAGCGGTCATTGACCCACCCATAAATTTACCAAACTTTTTAGCGCTCGAAAATCCTGCTAAACCAAGAACACCTTCTTGATAATAATATGAGTCTAATGGTCTAGGTAAATCATCTAATGACCCTAGTACATCTAAACTTTCTAATGTTGTAAATGCTTCTTGGGAAGCTGTACCTATAAAGTCTAAATCTTGCCCTGAACATGTGGACCATGAGTCAGTTGCATAATTATAAACCACCATTTTATTATTAATTGTACTAGAACCAGTAGCACCAGAACCACGATAAGAAACAACATATAAACTGTTGTTAGTATCAATAGCCGAACATATTCCATCAAAATTTGACGATAAGTCCTCAAAAAAGAATTCATCAATTTTACCTTTAGATATTGGTGTAATTTTTGAACCGTTAGTAATTTTATAAAATCCATCTTGTGATAAAAAGAATACATCACTACCAACACTTGCAATTGATTTAGGTGCAAAGGCCCCAATATTATCTGCCACTTTAGAAAATTGAAATACTAAAGGTGCCCCAATAAAATCGGCTCTAAAAATTGCTTTATCTGTAAAGATAACACCAAAACTTTCACCTCCTACTATTCCTTGTATATTACCTGAGTCTGGTAAATCTTGGGAGTCAGAAAGCGTAGTCTGTGATGGGGTAAACGTGGTAGGGTCATTTATCCCTGACCATTTTACGCGGTTTGAGTATGTGGTGCCACTTTCATTTGTGTATCCAGCAAAAACAAAGTCTCTTATAACAGCAACATATTTAGCTTTTAGTGATACTAAATCGGCAAAAGCTGTTGATGTTCCTTCTACAAAAGACTGAATATTATCAGCAAAGTTAGTAGCAATAACTCTGTTACCAAATTGGCAAAAGGACCAAAAGTCACGAGCATTTTCTGTAGTTGAGTTATTATAGCCACCCCCCTTGGATTTATCGACAAAGACGATACTAGAATTCATTTGATACAATTTTGTTGCATCACCGCAATAGTTCGTTGTGCCTGATGCACTTAGTTGCGTATGTAATCCTACGGCTGGTCCTGTTAAAGCTGTTGTTGTTAATTCTGTAAATGATGGAAAAGATTTATACCCTTTTGCTAAAGGAATAACATTGTCCACTTTCATGCTTCCTCTATTTTGAAAAGAAGGCATGTCAGACATTAACTGACCAAACTCAATCATCCTACACTCTTAGCTGTCATTTGTAACGGGCCCGAAGAATGTCGTCCTGACTCATCAGATGTATTCGCTACTCTTACAGCTTCCCTATATAATTCTGCCCAAACACCTAATCGTTCATCTTGCATTAAGAAAGGTGCACTTTCTAATAACGATGCATATAAATATAAATCAGGATGGTTAGTTAAAATAGCATTAGTTGTATTGTCATCACTTAACGCTGTTGGTTTAGAATAAAAGGCCCACTCAATAGAGTATGAACTATCAGGAGTAGGACCAAAGTATAATTTTTCACCTATAATTGTTTGATAGATAGGTTCTCCACTTGTAACACCACCATAATTTTTTGTTAATTCAAAAGGTGACATATACCGTAAAACTATTTTTGGTGATGTGTTTAACGCAACATATCTAAACTCTAAAAAGTTAGTTGGTAGATCAATATAGTTTTGACCACCTGTTGCTGTTGATGTGCCAACACTTTCCATAATACGTAAACGTAAATCTCTACCATGTCTTGCTTCTGCTAATGCAATAAAATCAGGTATGTAAGATGTAAGATCATCGCGGTTTAAATAATTTGCTATTGATGTTTTTAAATTTGCAAATGTATCTAATGCCATTATAATTCTCCGTGATGTGTTCTAAAATACATAAACTCGTTACTGTTTAATTTTTGTTTTATTTTTGGCCAATCGTTTTTATCAAAAAAATTTATTCCTTCTTTACGCCATTGATCAATTACTATTCGAGGAATACAAGCAACATGTTTCATTATATCACCGCTTTGATCGATGTGGTTCATTTCTATTTTATTCATATTTAAAATAGGTTCCACATCTTGCGTTTTATAAATAATAGACTTGTCCTCCGCTTCGTCATAATGAAAGAATTCCTGCACATCGGCTGGATTAAAAGCTTGGTTAAATTTAGTAAAATTTGGCATATTTCCTAGGTTTTTTAGGGTTATTAATTATTTATTTGACATATAACATTGTTATATAGTATAACATTGTTAACAAACAAAAAGGATAAAACGATGTTAAATACTAAAGAAAAAATTAATACTAACATTTTTGTAGGTCAAGGTGCTACTTATTCAATAGGTGGTGATAGCTATGCTATGACTGTTATTAAATACGAAAACGATATTGTAAGCGTTCAACATGATATAGATATTCCAACAAATAATCACGATGTTTATGGTGAACAAAAAAATCTTTATGTTCCTGATGAAAACGGTCGTATTGAACATTACAAACAATATAATTATTATGGTCAAAAAAGATGGTTTAGAGTTAGATATAATTCTAAAACTAAAAGATGGAATAAAACAAGCCATCCTAGTTTTTTGTCTTTTGGTTTTAGAAAAACATATAGAGACCCTAGTTTTTAAAAAGAGGGGGTATTAACCCCCTCCCCTTAATTAAAATTTACGAAGTAGTTAAATCAAATACACCACCACTAGCTTTTTCATTTTCACTAACAAGTGTGTACTCAACGATTAATTGAGATTTTTGAGAGTCACCTGTTA